GCCGTGTCGGTGATCCCGCCGCCGGACATCTTGTCCGCCAGCCGCATCAGGTTCAGTGCCCGGCGCACGTTCACCGACCGGACGTAGATCTCAAGATCCGGCTTGTCCGGGAAGGTGAGGTGCAGCGTCTTGCGCTTATAACCCATCGATGTCCTGTTCTAATTATCTAGGCCCACGTGGGCAAAGCTCCGTCACTGAGTTCGCCCTTGGCGGCCCAGTCGAGCTTCCCGTCCGCCCCGCGCGACACGTCGTAGCTGCTGAACAGGGCGTTGAAGTTCAGAATCGGCGTCGCGTTGTTCGACGTCGGCGCGATGCTCACCGCTCGCTGAACCGCTGTGCTCGAAACCGTGCTGAGCACCGCATGCGACAGGTTCGCCGCGCTGTTGAAGATGCCCTTCAACGAAACGGACGCATCCGCGAGCAGCAGCAGCCGCTCGTGCGCCGACTTGTCCACGCCGGTGATGTCCTGCACCGCCCGGGGGGTGTTGAGCTGGAAGTCGGTCACGTCGTTCGAGATGGTCCGCGGAGTGCCGCCCGCGTCAGCGACGCTGACCAGAGCCCCGAGGCCCGAGGTCTTTGCCAAGGTAATCAGCCCCTTTCAAACTGGGCGGCGAGTTTGCCGCAGTGCTCGGTGTAGTCCTCCGCCAGGTTGGCGAGGGAAGCGTGAGTGCGCAGGACGATGCCGTTCGTCGCGACCGCCAGCCGCGCCGGGCGGGTGCGGTGCTCGGCGAAGCACCGCTGACCGGACTCGAAGCGGAACACCGTGGTGCCGTGCGGGCCCTTCATCTCGGTGAAGGTGCGCCCCGACTGGCAGCGGATGTACTCCGCCTGCGCCCGGCCGAGCTTGGTGCCCTCGTCAAGCTGGGTGTCCCAGCCGTAGCGCCAGTTGTCGCAGTTCACCTCTTCGCAGACCGTCTTAATCCAGCGGTCGGGCGGCATGCGGACGATGTAGTCACGGGTCGCCATGTCAGTACGCCGTCGCAACAGGGTTGACGTTGACCGCCGTCGCGAAGCTCGCCGCGGTGAACGTGCCCGTCGTGATCGCCCGCAGGTAGCGGGACACGGTTCCCGTCACGGCCAGCCGCTGGAAGGCGGGCGCGGCGCTGACCGCGGTGAACGCGATCAGCGTCGACCAGCTGCTGTTGTCGGCCGAGTGCTGGATAGTCGCCGTGACGCTGGTCCCGGTGAACTGGGTCACCTGGAGGTAGCCCTGCGCCCCGTAGGCCGTCTGGAGCGTCCACGTCCACGTCGGCGCCGACGAGTAGGTCAGCGTGATCGCCTGGCCGGACGGGACGGTATAGGTGCCGTCTCCGGTGCCGACCGAGACGCCGTTGACCACCACGTTGCTGACCGTGCCGCCGGAGACGACCACCGTGGCGGAGACGGGCGACGTGTTCGTAACCGGCGTGCCGCTCGCCGGTATGCTCGGCGTGCTGAATCCGCCGCCCCGGTCGAAGCTCGTCCCGTTGGTCGCGCCCGTGTCGCTGCGGACGCCGCTCGTCAGCGCGACGCCCCATTCGAGACCGAACCCGTTCGATTCGACCTTGGTTTTCATCGTCAGCATGCCGTTGGCCGCACGGTTGACGTCGTAGTCAACCTGCTTAGCCACGCAGCCCATCGCCGGGCTGCCGACCCCCATCGGGTTGATCAGGTACAGCGCCTGCGTGTCCGCCGTCGGCAGGCTTGCCAGCACCGGGTGGGCGAGCGCCGGGTCCATCAGCGTCGCGATGCTGAACGAGCCGTCCCGCTGCAGGCCGAGGCGCGAATGCGCCGACTGGTCGATCGTCGTCACGTCGCCGAGCGCCGGGCCGCCGCTCATGCTTTCAAGGGCCTGCACGTCCCCGGAAATGTCATAGCCGCCGACTAGAAGTCTTTGCGAAAGGCCGCTTTGCTTTGCCACCTACGCCGCCCTCCCCGTCTTGTAGGGACGCCACGTCCGGCCGGCGAACCCGTGGCTTCGCCGGTTCCTGGCCTGCTCTGAGCGCGTTGCCCAGCGGCAGTTGCCAGGCTCGTAGCTGCCGTTGTTATCGATCCGCTCGATCGTCATCCCGTCAGGCTTCAGCCCCATGTCGGCGAGGAAGTTCTCGAACTTCAGCCAGCGCTCGCAGACGGTGATGCCCCGGCCTCCGTAGTTGAGGTATGCCATGTGGCCGGGATCAAGGCAGCGCTGCTTCATGGCCCGCCAGGCGATATAGGTTGGCGTGCCGGACATTCCGTGAACAGTGCGCGCCGCGCTTATCTTGCGCCGGGCTTCCGCGCCCTGCGGGCGACCGGTCGATGCCTGGCGCAGCTTCTCGCGGTACTCGGGCGTCCGCTCATACACCCCTCTAGGCACTTTCACTCCACATGTCGTTGATGATCACGGGGACGGTGATCGCCATGGTCCTGAACTCTTTTTCCTGGAAATGCACATAGCCCGGGGCGGCACTCATGGCGAACAGGTCGACCTCCCGCACCGTCCCGCCGAGCGTGAACCCGCCCGCGAACGCGCCCATCAGCGCACAGGTAGCCCACAGCACCTCCGGGTCGACGTCGTCGAGCGGGCGCCGCTGAGCGAAATTCCAGACGTGCACCATCAGCGTCACCTGGCCCGACACCGACGCCAGGCCGCTCGATGTGACCGGCTTGACCGGACCGAGCATGATGCTGACGTTCACGCCTGACGGCGGCGCGTTCTCCGGGTCGTGCCCGATCACCGCGTTGAACAGCCCCAGTTCCTTCGCGATGCTGCGGATCGAGCTGAACAGCTGCTTGGCCTGCGCCTGGGAAAAGTTGCTCACAGGACCGACCCGCCCATCTGCACGATGAACTTGTCCAGCTCTTCCTGCGCCCAGGGGGTGACCTGCTTCCGCATCCTCGCCCGGGTGCGGCTGAACGTCTTATATCCCTTGAACTTGTTTCCCTGGTTCCGCTTCGACGTGCCCTCAAGCCACGGCCAGCTGTACTTGCCCGCGCGGATACCGCCGCGGATCACCCAGTCCCGGCCCTGGCCGACCAGCTCAACCCCCTCGGCAGCCTGCCCGGTACCGCCCCGGCCGGACTTGTCCATGCCGTGCGCTTCGATCTGGATCCAGGTCTTGCCGATCTCGGCGATCTCCCGCGCCAGCGCGGCCGTGAACTCGTCGGCAGCCTGCGCGGCCTCGCCGTCGAATAGCGGGCCGGAGATCTTGACCTTCGTCGTCGCCATCAGGCAGGCACCCACCTTCCGGCACGGATGAAGCCGTGGTCGCCGCAGTGGCACAGCAAGGACGGCGAGAGCGTCAGCGGCTCCCAGGACTCAACCGTCCAGTAGGGGCCGGTCAGGTGCTCGCGGGCCAGCGGAGTGTCGAACGTGATCGCTCCGCTGCACTCGCCGTCGTCCGGCAGTGCGTGGGTCACGATGCCGCTGGTCTTAGCCGGGAACTGATCCGCAAGGTGACGCAGCCGGGGATTCAGTTCAAGATCGGGATCCCATACCGCGATCTGGATCGCGTGCCCGTGACCGAGGTCGATCACTTCAGCGCTCATACGCCGCGGCTCCTTGCCTTGCGGCCGTGCGCGGTCCGCGCCTCGTCCCACTTCTCTGCCAAGGACATCCCTGGCGCGGGATGCGAGTTCTCCCCGCTGCCGACCATCCGGGCGTACGCCGACCCTTCCTGCAGCAGCTGGTTGCCGGTCTCGGCGATAGACAGGTCGCGGATCAGCTGCGGCACCCGGTGCCGGTACACCGCCGCACCGGACGTATAGGCCGCCGCAGTGGTGCCGAGCATCGCCCGCGTCACCGACCACTGCCGCCACGCGTAAACCGCGGCCCCGGAGTGGGCGGCGAGCGTCGAGCCGTTGAAAGCCCGCCGCACCGTGGCGACCGACCCGATGATCTTCTCGATCAGCATGTCTTCGCTGTCGAGCGTGATCACCTCGCCCGCGTTCAGCGCCCCGGTGCCGGTCCACGTCAGCGTCTGGTCGTTGTCAGCTGCCGTCGTCACCCCCGAACCGGACTGCGTGAGGCCGGTCGCGACCGCAGCCACGTCGGTGATCAGGATCCGCTCACCCTGATAGGGCTGGATCGCGCCCGCGTGCGGGTCGCTGCCCGGGAACGGTGCCGAGCCGCGCCCGTAGCCGAGCACGATCAGGTCACCCGGCCCGGCAGCCGCCCCGTTGGAGCCCGTGATCGTCGTGTCGGTGCTGAGCACGGCCGCGGCCAGTGTCCCGGCGAGGTCGGCGTCCGCTCCGTAACCCCATGTCGCGGCGATCGCGATCGAGTTCTGAGGCGTGCTGCTGTACCCGCCGAAACTGGCATTGGTGCCCCGGTCGAGCTCCAGGTACCGGAACGGCTTGCCCTTGCGCGGGTTCGACCACGGGAGGAGGAACATCTGGTTCAGTGCGACCGTCTGCCCGCCCGTCGTCAGCGACGTCATGCATACCAGGTCGTTGTCGTCGAACCACAGCCGCCAGGGATTTGCATACTGGCCACCGCCCGACCCGCCCTGGTTCGGCCAGTCGAAGTAACGGGTGTCGTCGCTCGGGAAGAACACGCGGTGCATGTGCGCGTCGATGTTCTCGGCGGCGCTGATCAGTGCCCGGTCCGTCTGCGCGTTCACGTCCACGCCCGGCGAGAAGTCCAGCGCCCGCATCGCCTCCCAGCGGTTGCAGTACGCCGGACGCGTGATGTAGATGCTCACGCGGCACCTGCCTTGGCCAGCGCCCGCGTGAACTCAGACTGCTCGTCCCACTCGGTGAAGCACTCGTTCTCCGGCCAGCGGAACAGCGAGCCCGGAATGCCGCACGGGTGCACGTACGGGTGGACGTACTCGGCCAGGACCGTCATGAACGCCAGGTGCCCGTCACAGGACGCCATCGAATTGACGACTTCAGGGCCGACCACCATGCCGTGCCACTTGACGTCGGCGTTGCAAGACAGGTCGCCTGGCTTCGGCGAGAAGCCGCAGAGCGAAGTCAGCTGCCCGTCGCGCTCGCCGCCGATCCACGGCACGCTCATGACCAGCTCACCGCCCACGCCTCGCTGATCCGGCACGGCCACGGCGAGTACAGCTCGCCCCACGACCACCAGCCGTCAGGCGTGGCGAGCACCGCGTGCGGGCCGGGCACGTCAACATGCAGAATGAGGCCATGGACGAAAAGAGGGCTCTCGAAGAGGTCAACCGGCGGCTTGAGCTGCGCGGCGTCGAGCCGCTTAGCGTATTCACCGACCGGGACGCCAACCGCGAGTTCTGCGAGGTCGTCGGCGAGGTAGTCGAGGACATGATCGTCCATGAGCTGGTCTACGGCAGCATGTCCAACGGCGGAACCTTCACCGGCCTGCTTAACGGCGACCGGCATGCACCCGGCCAGCCCGAACCGGGCGGCAGCCGCTAGCGCAGCCTCCACGCTCACCGGCACGTCCGCCGACCCGCCCGCCAGGTAGTGCAGCTCAAGCACCTCGTCATCGGTCACCCGCTGGCCGGCCAGCCGCAGGGACATCGCGACCGCCTCCGCCGCGCACACCGGCAGCAGGTCGCCGACCGCGAACCCGGCCGCCTTCGCGTGATGCGCGTGCGTCCCCTTCGCGTGCACCTTGTGGCCTGTGTGATGGTGCGTCGCCGGCTTCCGGTGATGAGTCGGGTTGTGCTTCGCGTGATGCGCCGCGTGCTTCTTGTGCGCCGTGTGCTTGTTGGTGTGCCCCTTCGCGTGATGAGTCTTCGCGCTCAACCCAGCCCCCTCGCCGGGCCCACCCCGGTACCGGGGCGAACCGGAGGATGCCAGTCGCGCGGGTAAACGAATTCGTGGTCGCCTGAGAACTTGCAGAACAGCTCGACGCTCGCACCCGCCGGAGTCGACGGACCCGGAGTCAGCGGCTCACTGCAAACAGGGCAGGCCGTCGGAGGATTCGACCAGTACCAGTCGAACTCTTCCTTGGCCTGCTTCAAGATGGTGCTCAGGCCCCACCAGGAGCCCGTCTGGCTAGGCATCCGGCACTTCCGGAGGCGCGGCACGGCGCGGCGGGACACGCGGCGGAACGGCAGGAGACGGCGCAGGCGCTTCGGACGGCGGGGCCACGTCCGCTTCCGTCGGCGCCGCGCCGTCCGTCTCGGCAGCATCCTCGACGGTGACGGCGACCTGGACGTCGCCGTCGTCGCTGCTGACCGGAGGTGACATGGTGCCCGTCACCGGCTCGCCGGTGCCGGGATGCCCGTACGGCCCCTGCACGTCCGCCGAGTCGGAAACGGACCCGTCCCGAGCGATCTTCAGCATCTCGTCCGCCTCCGCCTCGATGAACTCCGTAGAAGGGCACTCCGGGCAGCGCGGAGCACCGGGCGCGACCTGCGCCCGGCACCGCCCGCACCGCCAGAAGCTCATCAGCTGTTCGCGGACGCCAGGGACGACGGGAACCGCTGCGACAGAAGGTCATGCGGGATCAGCAGCACCGCGCCCAGCTGCGCCACTGTGCCTGCCTTGATCGTGTCGACCTCGATGAACGAGAAGCCTGCCGACAGGTCCTCGGACAGGATGTCCCAGACGAAAATCCCCTGGTTGCCCTGCTGGCCCGTCAGCGTCTGCGTGCCGGAGGTGTACGAGGCCGTCACCTGCGTCCACACCTCGGTGCCCGCCAGCGACGCCGCCGTCTTCTGCCAGAAATAGGCAGGCGGCGTCACCATGTTCTGGCTCGTGCCGCCCGTCGCGGCCGTCGCCTCCTTGAACGTCACCCCCGGGTCAGTACCGCTCGAGGCAGCGCCCTTGAAAAGCACCACCATCAAGCCGCTCGCCCGCTTCAGCGCCACCCGCTTGCCCGTCACCGCCGCAGCGGACAAGTCCACCGGGGCAACGCCGACCGAGAAGTCGGCCAGGCGCCCGAGCGCCTCCATACCGGCCATTGCACTCTCCTTCTAGTTGAGGACCACCACTGGCGATACCTGCTGCGATGTCTCAGTGGTCATAGGCCCCTGGAAGCCGTAACGGCCGTCGACCCTGGCCTTGATGCGGTAGTTCGTGATGTCGGTGACGAACCCCGAGCCCCGCGAAGACGGCTCGACCGTCAGCTCAAGCCGGTCGCCGACCAGGTAGTTACGCAGGTCGGCCAGGGCGAGGTCACCGAGAGTGCCGGCCGCCGGCTGATGGTCGGTGACGAACGCGGGAAGCCCGAGCATGCTCGGCGCCACCTCCCGGCCGTCGCCGAGCGACAGCCAGTCAGACGGCGTCGTCGGCACGCCCGCCGACGGCGACGCCCCCGCCGGCAGGAAGTACAACTCGAGCAGGCTGTCGAAAACACTGGCCGAGATCAGCCACCCCACGCCGGTGATGCCAGCCGTGTACCCGGCCGCCTTGCTCGCCGGGTGCAGCGCCTTCGCCGAGTTCAGCAGATCGAGCAGTACCGGAGGCTGACCGGAATTGGTCCGGGTCACCTTGTACGCGCACGCCGCGTTGATGATGCCTTCCGGCCCGTTCGCGCCGGTCCCCTGGATGAAGAAATCGTCTTCAGCCCAGTGGTAGCCGATGGCCACCACCCGGCTGATGAAGTCACCCAGCGCCCCGGCTGCATCCGAAACGAGCTCGTTCGGCGCCGGCACGTAAGCCGCCAGCTTCCTTGCCTCGAGGACCGTCTCGGCGAACCCCGGGCTCGACGACGCGATCGCGTTGTTCTGCTCGGTGAACGAGAAAGTCAGGCCGCCGAGCGCCTGCGCCCCGGACTGCTGCGACGGGTTGTCTAGTACCGGGACACGCAGCTTGTAAGCGCTCATCGGCAGCACCATCGCCCGCGGCCGGACAACCGCGGGCGTGACGTACGCCATCACCTGCGCGCGGAGCTGCTCGGGCACGAGGAACCCGCCGCCCGCGCCGGTCCGCTCAGACCAGGTGCCCGCGGCGTTCGCGATGAACTGCCGCGCCGAGCTGTCCCGCTCGCTGAACACCGCGGCGAGGTAGGACGGCCACGACCGGGCCCACGGCTCGGAATCGAGCCGTGCGCCCGGCGCGTCCGCCCTGTAGTGCGGCGAGTCCCGGATGTCCATCAGGTGTTCAGCAGCACGTAGGGGCTGAGGGTGCTGGTGCTGCTGTTGGCGGGCGTAATGGGCGTGCGGACCCAGCCCCTGCCATCAATCCTCTCGGTGATACGGTAGGCAACCTCATCGCTGGCGAACTGGTACTCCGCGGACGACGCGACCTGAAGCGCCTGCCTGTCCCCGATCAGGTACTTCGTCGGGTCGACCAGCGCGATCGCGCCCGCCGTGCCGGACCCCGGGTAGGGCACCTTCTCAGTGACCCGCAGCGGCCGGCCGAAGAGACGGAAGTTGAACCCGGACCCGTCCGACCCGCCCGGGGCGTCGATCGCCCAGTTGTCGCCCAGCCACAGCGGAGGCGCCACCGCGGTCGTCGTCGGCCCGGCCCCGGTCAGCACGCCCGCGCCGAGCTGGAACAGGTACGGCAGCACGTCCGGCGAGCAGATCCACATCGACCGCTTCAGCGACGGCGGCCACAGCCGCGCCATCATCTTCGCCAGGTCGATGAACTCGACGTTGCCGGCCGAGGCCGCGCTGACCGTGACCGCGCCGGGGCAGTTGAGAATGCCTTCCGGCTGGTTGACGCCGTCCCCGGTCAGGAACGCGACGTCGGCGAAGAACGCCATCGCCTGCGGGAAGAACGTCCGGAACCACACGTCCATCGGCGTGCTGCTGTCCTGCAGCAGCTCATTCGGAATCAGCGTGTATGCCGTCAGCTTCGCCGCCTCGAGCAGCACCCGGGCGAACGACGGCGCCGAGCCCTTGAGCGCCGCACCCTCAGCCGTCCAGTAGGCAGCCACGCCGCCGAAAACCGAGCTGGAGTGCGATGTGTCGTCCACCGACGGGATCGGCACCCGCAGGCTGTCCATCGGGATCACCGTGGCGTACGGGCGCATCACGCTGTCCTCGAGGCTGAGGGCGAGGATCTCGCTGCGGAGGTTCTCCGGCACGAGATAGCCGCCCTCCGCCGGGATCCGCTCGGCCATCGACGTGGCATTGCGGATGTCCAGCGCCTTCGCCAGGCCGCCCTTGAACGCCTGCAGCTTGTCGAGCAGCGCGGAGTCGGCCCCCTGCCGGGCCACGTGCTCGCCCTTGATCGCCGCCCAGACGAACTTCCCGAGTGTGCCCGCGTACTCGGCGCTGTCGATGTCCTCGGCCGCGCCTGGTGCGGTCGGCGAGAACAGGCCCTGCCGGTCGAACAGGTCCCCTGCGTTCGCGATCCGCGACCGGGCAATGGCCGCCTGCCGGCGCGCGCCGCGGCCCTTCGCCAGGGTCAGTGCGTCCCCGGCCTTGAAGCCCTCCGGTGCCGCGGCACCGTTCTTCTCAGCCTGGACCCGCATGAAGTCCTGGAATTCAGCCTGCATCTGCTCCTTGAACGCCTTGACGTCCTCGGTCTGCTTGCCGACGAACGCCTTCATGTAGGCGTGCGTGAACCGGCCGAAGTTACCCTCCGCGAAGATGTTCTGCATCCTCGCCTCGTCGTGGAAGGCCTCCTCGAGCTGGTCGGGGGTCTCCGGGATGACGGCGGTCATTCACCTGCTCCCTTCAGGGCCGGCAGTGCCGCCCGCATCTGCTCCAGCCGGCGGCTGAAGACGCTCTTGCTGCTGTCTTCCGGCTCGTAGGCCGGGTTGACCTGCTTCATCGCGGCCTGCAGCGTCCTCTTCGCCTCGGCCTCGTTAGTGAGCCCCTGCGTCTGGGGCAGGCGGCCGAGTGCAGCTTTGACCCCGGCCGCGTTCGGCGGGTCGTCGGGGTGGTACCTGTACGGCAGCGCCCAGCTGGCCTGCTTCGACGGGTCGCCGTCCTTGCGCCCTGCGCAGATGCCCTTGTAAAACGCAGCCGGGTCACCGGCCGCGGCACCGTTCGCCATCGCCTTGCCGCCGTCCCACGGGCTGCTGTCGACCGCTGCTGCGGCCATCCGTGCCGCCTCGGCATGCATCCACTCGATGACCGGCTCCTTGAGGAGATCGCGCAGCTCGGCGAAGGTCATCGCGCCGACCGAACCCTGCGCCTTCGGGCCCGGCGAGCCGTCCGGCAGCACGTAGTCGTGATCGGTGTCGCCGTCGGCCGTCGAGTCGTCGTCCCCGTCGTTATCCGGGTCGTAACGGCCGGTCCCCTTGCAGCCGGGGCACTTCATGCCGTTCTTCCCGGTCGCCGGGTGCGGAAGGCGCCCCTTGCCCTTGCACGTCTTGCACTTCGCACCGGAGACCCCTCCGTCCATGGAGTCCCCGCCGTCGTCCCCCTTGTCCCCGGCCGCAGCCCGCGGCAGCGACCGAAGCGCCGCCATGATCCGCGCCGGAGCACGTGCCGCCAGCACGTCGACGTCCAGGCCGCCGGGCAGCTGCGCCGCCTGCCCTGACACCTCGTCGGCCAGGCCCGCCGCAACCGCCTCGTCAGCCGTGTACCACGTTTCGGCGCGCATCACGTCGCGCCACTGCTCCGGCGTCCCGCCCGCCCTGGCCGCGTACTGCTGCGCCAGGTTGTCGCTGACCTTCCCGAGCGTCGCCGCCATTTTCAGCAGCCCGGCCTCGTTCGGCTCCTCCGGGAAACCCCACGCGTCATGCAGCATCATCATGCTGCCGGGCGCCATCACCCGCCGCTGGCCCGCCTGGGCGATCACCGACGCGATCGACGCGGCGATCCCGTCGACATAAGTCGTCACTGGGCCCTTGTGCGACCGGATCGCCTCAGCGATCGCCAGGCCGTCGAACACGTCGCCGCCGGCGGAGCTGATGTGCACGTCCAGCGGGCCCTTGGCGCCGGACATCTGCGCGGCAAACGACGACGGCGTGATGCCGTCGCTGAACAGGCCGCCGCCTATGTCGTCCATGATGTCCACGCGGGTCGTGCCGCCCTCGTCGCGGATCCGCGCCTTCATCGGGTACGTCTTCACCGCACTCCTCCTGTCGCGGCCACCAGCCCGGAGCCGGACATGCCTGCCGCGGCGCCGCTGATGTTCGCCGCCCACGCCTTCGCGTCCGCGCCGCCCAGCAGGACCGTCAGCGTCGCCGACGAGGTCCGGACCGTCAGCGCCATCCGCTGCCCCGCCGGGGTATCCAGCAGTGCCGTGGACAGCTGCGCCGGCGTCTCGGCCAGCAGCCCGTTGCCCGGGTCGACAGGCGGGGGCGCCTGCGGCATCGGCATGGTCATCTCGCTCCCGCCAGTGAGTTCCAGATCGCCATCTCCCGCTGCCGCGCCTGCGTGTCGCCGCGGCCCGCTCCGCCGCCCGCGGGCGGGCGCAGCTGGAAGTCGTGCATGACCTCCCAGTCGCCGTGCTCGGAGGCTGTCGTCCCGATCCACGCCCGCACCGGCTCGCCCAGCTCAGCCTCCGCCAGGTACCGGTGGTGGCCGTCGACGAGCAGCAGCAGGTGCGACCCGGGCGTCTTCACCAGCAGCGCCGGCTTGAGCTTCTTGCCCGCCTGCCGGCGCCGCACGAAATCCTGGACGTGATCCGGGTCGGCCCCGTCCATCCACTGCATCATCGGCTGGATATGGTCCAGCGGGACCATCACCGGGCCTGTCCAGGTCGCATGGTGCATCCACGCCATCGCCGCAGGCGGGTAATCGGCGGCAACCTGCTCATACACCTTCGCCGCGGCGTCCTTCTTCGCCGCCAGCACCGGCACCGCGTAGCCCTGCGCCGCCGGAAGGGCAGGACGGGGGGCGGGCGCGGCGTCCAGCGCGGCCCACAGCGGCGAGTTCCAGCCCGTAGCGGCCCGCAGGGCGGCGGCGGGGGAAGCGGGAGCGCC